ATCCGGTTGAATGCTTCGGTTTCCTGGTTGATTTTGATTTGCAGCTGCTGTGCTGCCCTGGAGTTTGCGCCTTGTTTTTCAACCACCAGTCCGTATTCTTTTTGAAGCGCTTCAACCTTTTGTCGCTGCAGCCCCATCATGTCATTGAGCGCATTCAGGCGTCCTTGCAGCCCCTCAGCTGTGCTGGACCAGTCATCCATGCCAGCGGCGGAGGCTTTGAATCCGGTCTCGATAATCTTGATCTGGCGGTTGAGTTCTGCCACCCCCGCCTTGTAATCCGTAATATCCAGCCCGATTTTTCCAGATAAATTGGTAACCTGATCGCTCATGTGTTTCCCTTTCTTCCTCCCTTTGTGAAATGCTGCCTTGTCCCTCTTCCTCCCCCTATTTCCGTTCTTGAAATGGGGGAGGTAGGAGGGGGTCATGTGGGAGGCGCCACGCAGGGGCAGGAGTAAGTCCTTCCACTGCCTTCCTCCTCCCCCATTTCAGGCTTTGAAATGGGGTCGCGGTCTTTGCACTCCCGAAGGGAGGAGGTCGCGCTCTTTGCACCCCGTATGGGGCAGGAGGGAGCGTCACAACCAGTTCACTTCATCACAGTAGTTCTGCGTCGAGCCTGCACCGCTTTTCCGTTTGGATACGTACAGCACGAACGGAATGAGCGAGTGAATGTCGGTGTGGTCAATGTCATACAGACTCCATCCAAACCGCTCCACCAGGCTCCATTCCAGTTCCAGCATCCAGTCCGCATCATCCTCCGGCGCGCCTATCCCGCCGGAGGCGTCTGAGGGTTTGCCGGCATCATTGCCGCAGCATGCTTGGTGATTGCCGTAAACACAGCAATCACGTCCGTTATCTCTGCGCCGGCGTCCAACTCCTCAGCCGTGAATTGATGCCCGAAAAGCTCAACCACAATCGCGCACATTTCATCCAGCGTTTCCACGCCGATGTCAGCGTTTTAGTTCAGCTTCGCGAACTTCATTGTCCGCTTCAACACGCCCCACGGGATAAAACTCCGCGTGAAAACGCGCTTCACTTCGCCTTGCTCACCGCGTTGTTTTAGCGTCAGGCTGATGACCGCTTCTTCAGGCATCATCCCTCCTATGAGGTCGTGCTGAACTCAACCGAGACGTCCAGCGTCTGGCCGTAGATATCGGTCACAGCTGCCGCAATGGTGTACGCTGCCCCCGCGCTCAGGTTCGAATTCGGGTTCAGTGTGATGGTCTTCCGGTCTGTCGAGATGCTCTTTGCGCAAGCAACCACCTCATTCAGGCTGTCAAGCAGCAGCACATGATTCTCAGCGCCTTCGGCCAGCACGTTGCTGAACACCAGTACCAGGTTCGCGCTAACAGCCAGTGTAGAGCTGCCTTCAGCCGGAGTGCTGGATGACAGGCTCAACGCAGCCGGTGTGCCCACGACCGGGGTTTGCACCTGGTCAAACCAGGTCGTACCGCTGAACGCGGTGATGTCATCATCACCCACCACCCGCTTCACGCCGTCATCGATGTCGCCCAGGTCAAAGGCATGCACCGTCTTCAACGCCGTGAAGGTCAGTTCGATGGTCTTTGGCTCCGGGCTGTCGGTTTGCGATGCAAACTCTTCAGCCGGCATGTCAAACCGCCCCTTCAAGAAGCAGTAATACCGATAAGAACCGTTGCTCTTCTTGGACCGGAACATCAGGGCAAAATACCCCGGCGTTCCAGCGTTATCAAACAGACGCCCGCTTGCAGCGTCATACACGCGCCCGGTCAGTTTGGCGAGCGTTTCCAGTGGCACGTTGGTCACCTTTAACTTGATGCTCGTCTCGCCTTCTGCACTCATGGCGTCATACGGTTGGTCGTCAGCAAACTGCGTTTGCCGGTTTACAGAGGGCTCCGCGCTGGCTTCAGCCGCCGGCGCAAGCCACTCCACTGCCCCGGTCAGGTAATCAGTCGCGTCGTCCTGCAGCACTTCTGCAATATGCAGGCTGTCCAGACCAACTCGCGATTTGTACTCAGCAGAATTAGCCATTGTATTTCCTTTCAGATTTTCACAAAATCAATCGCCAGGCAGTGATGCCCGGTTTGTTGTTGATAGGGCAGCATCCGCCGCTGGCCGGTCATCCAGCCCGCAGCCGTCATTGCCCCGACGACATTCGGCAGGCTTTCAAGCCCTGTCCGGCTGTAGATGGATACTTGCACCCGGTGCGCCCGCTCCTGCTCGGTGTTATCCGCGTGTTGAGCCGGATAATCCGATATCAGGCTGTAGATCAGGAACACATCCGGCAGTTCGCCGCTCGCGCCCAGGTACGCGCCCGCCCACATGGGTACAGATAACCCCGTCAGGGCAGATTTGACCTCAGAAAAGACGTCACTCACAGCGTTCCATCCTTCTTCAGAGAATCGCGCATAGCGCGCCGAATAGCCGCCGCATCTTCGTCAAATGCCGGGCGCATGAACGGCTGGGCAGGTCGCAGGGCTGTTCCGAATTCCACATAGACGGCATACAGGATTGAATCGCGGTCTGAGAAATCCACCTCGGCCACCGAGTACCGGTAATTTCCATCACCTGTTGCCGGCTTTCGCCGCAGATGATTAGCCAGGAAACCAGTCCGTACCGGCACACGCTTCTGCATGCCTTCTAATGCGGTCTTGGCTCCTGCATCCAGTGCTCGATCGACTGATTCCTCAAGCGAAGCGCTTGCTGCCTGGACTTTTTCCAGCAGTTCACCAATATTCCCAGGCTTGAACGTCATCCGCATCCCGGTCATCCGTTCACCATCCTCTGCACCTTCAGCTCCATCCATTCATGCCGATTGTGGATGTCATCCACCGACACCACCTTGTAGGCTACGCCTCCCAGCGTCACGATGCAGGTCGTATCCACCCCGCTCAGGTAACGGATAAGCACCGTCGCCGGTTGTACCGCTTGCACCGCCTCAGCTGCCCATACCTCGGAACCGTGCGCATTCACCCATCGGCACCACACCGTTGCCAGCGTCGTGTACGATTCGCTTGAGAAGCCGCCCGCGCCGGACGTCACCGTCCGCTGCTTGATGACAATCTCTGTCCGCAGCTCTCCCGGATTGGTGAACCAGCCAGGTTTCATGCGCTTTCATCCTCTGCCAGTTGCAGCGCAATCGCTTCCAACTGTGTCAGTGCTGCTTTCAGGCCAAACGCCAGAACAGCCAGCCCGCTGCCAACCATCGCCGGATTCTCGTACCATTGCACAATCAGCATCCGCGCGGCGGCCTTAGCCTCCGGGCGGATTGGACTATCAGCCGTCCAATCTCGCCCGGTTGCCGTTTGTATATAGGCGTCAACCTGCGGCAACAGTGCCAGCATCACTGCATCAGCAGCGCTTATCCGCAGAACAGACGCGGCTTCTTGTGCGGTCAGTATGTTTGCCACAGGTCCACCTCCTATACCAGGTAATACAGGTCAAGCGCCTTTGTGCCGTTGGGCGTCCCATTCAGCGCAAACAGGTTTTTCTCGACCTCGTCAGCGTCCACTGCCAGCGTTCCGGTGTCTGCGGAACCATCAAACAGTTTCACCAGAACCATGCTGGCAAACGCCACACAGTGCGGCACACCAAACTTCTTGGCAATGCCAACACTCACCGTATCGCCCGCGGTGGTTCGCGCCGGGAACTCAATCTCGGTCACGGTCTTGAATGCCTTTGCACCTTCAACTTCCGTGGCTGCATTCAAGGCAATCGTGTCCGTGATGACCTCGTCAGCGATGTTGGTGCCGGTAATCACAACGTTGCCGGTAATACCCGCCGCGTTGCCTTTCACAGTCACCGTGCGCGGTACATCCGGGTCTGTGATTCCGGTTGTTACGGTTGTGGTCTCACCGTCAGCCAGCGTTACTGCGGCGTGCACCGCAGTTGCGCTGTTGGCTGCAGGCGCAATATGGTAATGCTGCACCAGCATCGCCTGCAATGCGCTCAGCGCCAGTTCAGGGGTGCCTTCCCGGTCCATGTGGCCGTTGATTGACCACCGGTCGCCCCCGCGTTCCATGTAGTTCAGGGGTTTGTATTCCATTTCACTCCTTATGCAGGCAGTTTCACCTTCAACAGCGACATGGCGCCGCTATCGATGGTCTTGGCAACTTCGCGCAGGATGTAGCGCACTTCCGTGCCGTTGGTACGCCAGGCATCGCCGCCCTGCGTGGTGCTGGCGAGCTCTCCGGTCATTCGGCGGAACATGGTAATCATCTCGCGCCCGTCACCCACAGCAATGCGGGTGTAGGTATCGCCGTCCACAAGATTCGCCCATAAGGCGTCCGGTACCACAACCACCTGGCGCCCCTTGTAGCGTTTCAAGGTCTCGTTGGTCGGATCAGGCGCCAGCAGCGGGCGGCCGGTGCCATCCAGCAGCTGGTCCATCAGGTCAAACGCCGTCTGGTTCAGCATGATAATCGCCGATGCAGAGACTGCCGGGTCAAGCGTCTTATTCAAAGCCGTCTTGATTTTGGCGTCCACCAGTTTCCAGTCCGAAACGGTCACCGGGGAGAGTGCATTCACCAGCGCCAGGATCAGGCTCGAATGGGTCAGGCTGGATTTCTTGCCGCACCAGCGTGCAATGTACTGCATGATGTTGACGGGTGTGTCCGCCAACAGGTCGCTGCTCACCGGCAGGTAACCGCCGTATTCCTTCACGGCGTACTCAATCTTTGTGAATGCCGGGCTTTCCATTGCGCCGACAGTGCTGGTGATTTCGCTAAAGGCAGCCGCCGGAGCGGTATCCACCGCGCGCCAGCCGCTGTAACCATTCACCAGTTCCACGTTCACATGCTCGCTCAGGTCAACTGCCGCGCGCATCTGCTCCTTAATCATGTTGTCGAAATCAATCGGCAACAGGAAGCCGCCCTCACTACCCGCCGGGGAACCGCCGGTCTCGGTCAGGGCATCCATCAGCATCCCGAAACGACTGTCGCGCTGCTGGTGGACATTCTTGGGGGTTACGCCCAGGCGAATGGCATCCACGAACGCCCGTGCATATTCCGGAGTCGCACGCAATTCAGCCACAGCCTTCGGTTCACGGTCAGCCGGTGCAGCCGGCACAAACCGCGCACCCGGGTCGCCGCCCTCGCCGTCCAAAGAGCGCATCGACAGGTACAGCTGATTCATCTCAGCCGCCTTGCCTTTTGCCTCCTCCAGTTTGGGGCGCAGCGCCAGCGCGTCTGCTGTCTTTCCAGCGTCAAACAACTGGTTGATTTGCAGCGCAATCGCCTGCACGTCGCCTTCTGCCGCCTGGGCAGCATCAAACATCGCTTTCAAGTTTTTCATTTGTCCTCTCCTCACATCAACAATTTGACTTCCGCGCGGAGTCGCTCCGCGTCGGGCGATTCAACCGGCAGCTGCGCTTGCACTGTCTTCAACGCCGCCGGAACATGCACATAATTGGCCAGGCAATTTGTCACCACTGCGCCGGATAATTGCGCCACCGGCCCGGTAATGACGTCATCCACAAAGCCCATTTCGCGCGCTTCGCGCGCCGTCATCCAAGTTTCATCAGTCATCATCCTTTCCAGTTTTCCACGATCCAAACCCGTTCGGGTCTGGTAGGCGTCGACAATCCCGGACTTGCACACCTTCAACTCGTCCAGCACCGCCTTTAGCGTTTCGATATTCCCAATCACCGCTGTCGACGGGTCATGGATCATCAAGTAAGCCGATTCCTGCATCAGGATCCGCTCACCGCTCATGGCCACGATTGTGGCAGCCGAGGCGCATAAGCCGTCAATTTTGACGGTGACCTTCCCCGGATATTCCAGCAGGGCAGCCCGCATTACCGACGCAGCAAACACGTCGCCCCCGCCCGAATGGATCCGCACGGTCACTGGTCCACCTTTGCCGTACCGGTTCAGGTCATCCCTGAACATCTTCGGAGTAATATCGTCTTCAAACCACGAATACTCCGAAATCCATCCGTACAGTTCCAGCTCGGGCTCCGCTTCAACAGCGTCCCTGAATCGCCAGAACGGCTGGTGTGGCTCAGCATTCCCTTCGATAATTCGCACAGGTTTTCCCATTACTCTCCTTTCCCGACTCCTCGTAAATTGCCCTCCGGATCAATAACAGACAGATTCGCAGGGAGATAATGCGTATCGCCGCCGTCAAACGCGCTCAAATCGTCAATCGCGCGCCCTTCGTTCGGCGTCAACACACCCGACTCAATCCTCGACTTGATGACCGCCGCCCGCGTCTGGGCGTCCGTCCGCAGCAGCGAATCCCGGTTGAACCGCACATACATTCGGCTGGCTTCCTCTTCGCTCAGCCACTTCAACATCGCGGCTTGCTCAAATTGCACCAGGTACGGATCCAGCGTGGTCGATAGGTAATCCAGGTTCGCCTGTTCGTTGCTGTTGTAGGACTGCTTGCCCATATTCAACTTGAACAGCGGCAGCCCAAAGAAATTCGCAATCTCCAAATCCGTTTGCTGAATGGATTCCAGGAACTGCATGTCCACCGGTTTCATGCTGATCGGCTCGAACTTGCTCACCTTCTGGTCCAGAATCGCCAGCCGGTATGCGTTCGCTGACCCGCTCATAGCCTCTTCGTACTTCTCACGCACCTTGTCGCGATTCTCTTTGCTCAGGTCGCCGTCCATCCACAAAATACCCGCCGGGTTCAGCCCCTGCGCGTAAAACTTGCCCAGCGTCTCGTATGCGCCGATTTGCCGACCCAGCGATTCACGCGCGTATGTCAACACCGACCGCCCGGTCAATCCGTCCGTGGAATTGATAATCAGGCTCAGTACCTCCACCCCCGGCAGCACCTCTACCTGCCCGTTGCTGAAAATCACCCGGTACCACAGCTGCCCGTTTCCATCCATCCCCGGCGTTACCGATGAACTCGGCAGGATGAACAGCTCGCGCCGCCCGCTGAATGCTTTGGGTGGTTGCCACACATATGCCGAGCCGTAGGTCAGCAGCCAGCTGATGATTGTCTTCTTGAAAACAAATGGCGTCATCCACCGGTTGGGCGATACCTCCAAAAGCCATGCCAGGTTCTGTCGCCGTGCATCCGGCGCAACCTGCAGCCGATTGCCCGGCCGCATCACCTCAAATGTCTGCAGCGGCATCTTAGCCACGTCATCAGAAATGATATTGATGCACCGGTACGCAATTGATAACGATTTCGAAGTCTCCTCCGTCACCGTTTGCCCGCTGTAGGTCGTCATCCCGACCACGTCCACCAGCTGTGAAAGGCTCATTGGATTCGGGACGTTTGGGAATAATGTGTTCATTACCCTGCGGATAATCATTTACGGCCGCCTTTCTGTTGCGGCATTCCACCCAGCGCAATCAAAGCGCCCAGTATCAGCGCAGAAACACCAGCCACATAAAACGCAGCTGTAAGGTTGATGCGCGTCGTGGCGTAAATCACCAGGCCAAAACCGAGCACAATCAAAATGTCATCCAGGTAAAGCAGCATTCGTTTCATAAAATCACCTGCCCCTTATCCTCGTTCGTCTCAATGACTGAATGGATCCGGCGCTTCGACACTTCAAAATATTCCGAATCCTGTTCAATTCCGATAAATCGCC